AACCCTATTAACAAATCATAGACACCCGATAGTAGATGCCCTTTTGGATGAATATGAATATTTAAAACAAATAACGAATGGTAACAGTAAAAAAGTTTAGCGCAACTTGGTGTGGACCTTGTAGAATGTTAGCACCTGTAATGAATGAAATTAAAAGTAAATATCCAAATGTAAAGTTTGAAGATATTGATGTGGATGAATATAATGATGATATTCAAAAGTACGGAGTAACATCAGTTCCGACCGTAATCATTGAAAAAAACGGCCAATTGCATGAAAGATTTACAGGTTTACAATCTAAAATTGCATATCAAAATTCAATAAACGAAGCCATAGGTTAATGAATCTATCTGAATTTTATAAAGTTACAGGTAAAAGTTCTGATAAAGGAACGGTTCATTGCTATATAGATGAATGGTACAATTCGGAATTTACACCGATTAGATATGAAAATTTAAATATATTAGAAATCGGTATAAATAGGGGAGATTCTTTAATTTTATGGAGAGATTGGTTTATTAATTCTAAAATATTTGGAATTGATAATGGTTCCGAAATGACAGATGAATATATGAACATTGTAAATAATATTGAAAATGTTAATATTGTTTACGGAGATGCGTATTCTAATGATATTGCGAATTTATATAACAATGAAACATTTGATTATATTATAGATGATGGACCACATACATTGGAATCACAAATAAATTGTGTAAAAAAATGGTTTTTAAAATTAAAACCATCTGGTAAAATTATTATAGAAGATGTGTGGGATATAGATAATTACAAAACAGAATTTGATAAATTAAATGTACCATACGAAATAATAGATTTAAAAGCAAAAAGTAATAATAATCAAAAAAATGATGTTCTTCTTATATTTCAAAAATGATTTGTTATAGTGAAAAAAATTCCGTATATTAGGGTTATGTTAAAGGGCGAAGCGCATCCAATGAGCAAACTTACTGAAAAGCAAGTTGAAACGATTAGAGAACTATGGAAAGTAGGACATCGTAATGTTAAAGTATTGGCACAAAACCATAAAGTTTCGCCAGCAAATATTAAAAAAATAGTTACAAACCAAACATGGACACACATGTTGAAATGGCCATATGAAAGAAGCTAATAAAAATTATTGTGATGTATCCAGAGTTACGATTAGAGAAATCAGTTCATCAATTGCAAAAGAGATTATAGTTAAAAAACACTACACTCACGCATGGACAGCTTGTAGATACTCTTTGGGTATATTTTATAGAACGGATGAAGTAAACGCATTGGGTGATAACGAAAAACTTATCGGATGTTTGGTTTATGGATTTCCAGTAGGTGCAAGAGCAGCACTTTCGATTTCGGAACAACTTACAAAGGATAATGTATTAGAACTTACTCGTCTTTATTGTGATGATGGATATGGTGCTAACATAGAATCGTATGCAATCGGACAATCATTCAAATGGTTTAGGGAAAATGACAAAGCAATTAAGGTACTAATTTCCTACGCAGATAACGGACAAGAACATTTGGGTGGAATATACCAAGCAACTAACTGGATATATCAGGGAATGAACACAGAAATTGCTCTAATGCCAAATTACGGTATATCTCTAACAAAAGACCCATACGATTGGATTCATAGTAGGACAGTATTCTCAATGTGGGGGAGTGGTAATTTAGAACACCTTCGTAGAGAAATCGGTAAGCAAGGATATAAAGAGTTTTGGAGAAGGGAAGAACCACCAAAGCATAGATATGTGCAAGTTATTACAGGTGATAAAAAAGAAAAGAAAGCAATCTTAAAATCTTTAAAGCATGAGGTAAGAGATTATCCAAAGAATGCAAAAGAATTCAACAAAGATATAGAACATCATTTAACAATCGCACCCGAAACCGAATTAGCAAGTAAGTTTTGGTAATCTGCGAAAAAAATATTATATTAGATATATGAAATTTTGGGATACAGGCGAAGAGCCAAAAAAAGCAGGATTTGATTTTGAAAAAGAAAAACAAGCATTGATTGATAACTTGGATTATCTTTTTGCAATGTCAGTACAGGAACAAACCCTTTATAAAAAGTGGTTAGAGTGGAACGAAGATTTGCATGCAAGTTACCAACAACTTCCGGCACTACATCAACAATACGATAAGATTTGGAAACCGAAAGATATATTCGATAAGGAAGGAACTATTGCAGAAATTGAAGGGATGCAACCATATGTTGAATTAGTTGGAGAAGGTGATGAGGCAACACGTTGGACTTATATGAGAAAATTAATAAGTTCGATGGAATTTACACCAAACCCAGGTCGTAATGTAAAAGCATTTGTAAAAGATAGAACATCAGGAAAAGTATTGGGTGTTATATCGTTGGGTTCTGATATTACTTCTTTGGGTGTAAGAGATGAATATATTGGTTGGAATAAAGAAGATAAATTTGAAAAGGGTAAGTTAAACAATACTGCAATCGGAACATCTATCATCGCAACTCAACCTTTGGGATATAATTTTTTAGGTGGTAAATTGGTATCAGCATTAACGACATCACCAACATTCAGAGAGCATTGGAAACAAAAATATGATAATACCTTAATTGCAGTGGGAACAACTTCTCTTTATGGTATTCATTCACAATATAATGCTATTCCACATTTTAAAACATTAGGTGAAAGTAAAGGTAAAATTAATATTAAACCTGATGATAAATTTTATGACCCTTGGCATCAATGGTTAAAAGAGAATCGTGCAGAATGGTATCAGGATAATATCACAAATGAGAGAATTAGAAATGGTCAAAATATGGGAACAGGTGAAGGTGCAAGTGGGCCTGTTAGTGGTATCAAACAAAAAATTTTAACACAAATTTTTAGAGAGTGTGGTATTAAAGCAGACCAATACCATCATGGATTTAAGAGAGGTGTATACTTCGCAATGATGTATGAAAACGGTTGTGAGTTTCTTTGTGATAAAATTGCCGAAGATAAATTGGTAATGAAAGATAAATTTACGGAAGGTGATGATTACACAATCCGCTGGTGGAAAAAGCAAGCAATCAAACGATATACAAAATTACACGAAGAAGGTAGATTGAAAGATGAAACTCTGTTTTACGCAGATGCAATCGGATTGAGTTGGGAACAAATGAAAGAAAAATTTTTAGCAGACGTAGGAAGATAAAATATGTATCAAAACATTTATTACGAAAGACAGAAAAACTTAATACATCTTTGGGATGATGAGAGAGGTTATACAACATTTCCATATCGTAAGTATGCGTATAAGAAAGACCCATACGGACAGTATCGTTCTATGAATGGTGATAAGTTAAGTAAAATAGGTAAGTGGGAAAAGAATGAAAGTGATGAATTGTTTGAAAGTGATGTTCCTGAAACGACAAGAGTATTGGTAGATATATACGATAATGATATCCCATCAGTAGGTCACCGAATAATGACTTTTGACATTGAGGTTGAAATGATATCGGGTCTACCAAATACAAAAGAAGCACAAAATGAAATCACAGCAATTGCTGCACATGATAGTTCAACTAAATTGTTTGATGTTTTCGTATTAGATAAACAAAGAAAAATTAAAAGAAATGGGGAAAAAATTAACAAAGATGGCAGAGAGGTTACTATTCACATTTTCGATAACGAGAAAAATCTTTTACTTGCATTTCTTAATTACTACGAAGAAGTTAATGCGTCTATTCTTACAGGATGGAATATAGATTTTTTTGATATTCCTTATTTGTATAATAGAATTAAAAATGTTTGCGGTGAAGGACATGCAAAGAGATTATCTCGTATCGGACAATGTTTTTACTCTCCTTACAGAGATAAATGGTCTTTCGGTGGTGTAGCTATTTTGGATTATATTAATTTATATAAACAATACAACTTTGGTTTAGAAAGTTCATATACTCTTAATCACATCGCAACAAAAGAATTGGGTAGGGGTAAGATTGAATATGAAGGAAGTTTGGATGATTTGTTTGTAAATGATTTAGAAAAGTTTATTGAATATAACATTGTCGACGTGGATTTGGTTGTAGCAATGGATGATAAATTAAAGTTTATTGAATTATGTAGGGCTATATGCCACGCTGGTTATGTTCCTTACGAAGATTACATCTATTCATCAAAATGGTTAGAAGGTGCATGTTTATCTTATCTTAAATCAAAAGGATTGGTAGCAACAAATAAGCCGGCGGATAGGAGAGAAAGAATGCAAGCACTTCGAGATAATGATGAAGAAAAGTTTATTGGAGCATATGTAAAAGAACCTATTGTTGGTAAGTATGATTGGATTTATGATTTGGATTTGACATCTCTATATCCATCAATCATTATGACACTTAATATCTCACCTGAAACAAAGATTGGTAAAATTGATAATTGGGATGCGGAAGCGTGGATTAAAGGTGAGGACAATGGAACATACCGAATAGTTGGTAAAGATGATACATACGAATATAGTAAAGAGGAATTGGCAGAAGTAATCAAAGATAGTAATTTAGGAGTAGCAGCAAACGGAGTCCTATATAATCAGGATAAGCCAGGTCTAATTGCAGATATTCTTAACACATGGTTTCAAAAGAGAGTAGAATATCGCAAGTTGGAAAAGAAATATGGTGAGGAAGGGAACACCGAACAATACGAATTTTATGGTAAAAGACAACACGTTCAGAAAATCCTTTTGAACTCAATGTATGGTGTGTTGGGTTTACCTGCATTCCGATTCTATGATGTGGATAATGCGGAAGCAGTAACTCTGACAGGACAGGTGGTAATTAAGAAAACCGCTGAAATGGCAAACATCAAATATTGGAAAGAATTAGGAACGAAAGAAGATTACAATGTGTATATTGATACCGATTCAATCTATATGATGGCAGAACCATTGGTAAAGCATCGTTATCCAGAATATAAGGAGTTTGATGAGAAACGAATGGCACAAGAAGTAAATACTATTGCAGAAGAAACACAATCATTTTTGAATAAGTTTTACGATATGTTGGCTGAAAGATTCTTCTTCATTCCAAAGGAGAAACATAGATTTGAGATTAAAAAGGAATATATCAGTAAAGCAGGATTTTGGGTAGCAAAGAAAAGATATGCACAATGGATGATTTTAAAAAATGGAATCCCATGTGATAAGTTGGATGTTAAAGGTTTGGATGTAGTTAGAAGTTCGTTTCCAAAAGCATTTCAGAAGTTTATGTCTACAATGTTGAAAGATATTCTAATGGGTAAAAATAACGAATATATTGATGATACATTACTTACATTCAAAAAGAGTTTACCAACGCTTCCTGTAAATCTAATCGCAAAAGGTGGAGCTATCAAAGAATTGAGTAAATATGATAATGGTAGTTGGCAAAAGGGCAAAGCGGTAGCAGACTTTGAGAAGGGAACACCGGCACACGTTAAAGCAGGTATAGCATACAACAGATTATTAAAGTTCTTCAACTGTCCATATAAACACGAACCAATTAGAGATGGTGATAAGGTTAAATGGGTTTATCTTAAAACAAATCCATTAGGATTGGATACACTTGCGTTCAAAGATTATAACGACCCAAAAGAAGTTATGGACTTCGTTGAAACTTATATTGATAGAGATAAGATATTTGAGGCAGAGTTGGAAAACAAATTAGATGATTTCTATAATGCACTCAAATGGGAAAAAGCAACAACAGAAACAAAAACAGCTAAAAAGTTTTTTGCATTTTAATATGGAAAGTTTAAAATTTTGGAATACAGATGAATTTGATATTGCTTCTTTTAAGTGGAGTATAAAAGAAAGAATAAACAAAGAAATTAGAGGAAATGGTTCCGATAAAGGTAATTGCTATTATACATTTAATGAATTAGGATTTAGGGGTGATTCACCTAAAAAGAAAGGAATTAGAATAATGTCAGTTGGTTGTTCGCATACCGAAGGTATAAACGTACATAATCACCAAACTTGGTCTCATTTATTATCAAAAAAAATACCAAATGGAGTTGATTTGAATTTGGGAATTAGTGGTAGAAGTAATGATTACATATCTAGAACTATTTTAACTTGGGTAGATACTTTAAAACCATCATTAGTATTGGTAATGTACACATATCCAAATAGAAGAGAATATTACAAAGAAAATGGTGAAATAGAACCATATCATCCAACGCCATGGGGTTATTTTGATGAAGATATGGATGGTAGAAAAAGTTGGGCAAATATAATAGATTTAAATAATAGTCAAGAAGATTTTATTAATTGGTATAAAAATCACCAATTGATAACATACTATTTAAAATCAAAAGATATTCCATTTATTTGGAACGGAAAGTTTGTTGGTACAGATTATACAGATGAAAACCGATTTGATGGAAGTTATCCAAATTATCCTGATGGAGATAGACAAGCAACACAGGGAGAAAACGAATCATATGCAACAGAATTATTTAAACATATCAAAGAAAAATTTGAAATTTAGAAATATTTTCCGTATATTTAACAAACATAAAATTTAAAACAAATGAACAAAAACAATTTATTAAAATTCATTCAAAAGTATTCATTAGGTGGACTTATTGAATCGGTAGCATGGAACGCAGAAGGAACAAAGTTATCAGTTAGATTTATTTCAGATGACAAAACCCTATTAGGTGAAGTTGAATTTAACGCATTTACATCAACTCCGTTTAATGTTGGTATTTACACAACATCATTATTGAAAAATATGATTGGTGTATTAGATAGTGATATTGCTTTGAAAGTCGATAAAGCAGGTGATAAAGCAGTTACATTGAAATTAAGTTCGGATGATACCGAAACTTCGTATCAATTAGCAGATTTGGGTGTTATTCCACCTGTTCCAGATTTAAAAGCATTACCTGAATTTGGTATTTCAATTGATATGACATCTCAAATGGTAGACCGCTTTATTAAAGCAAAAGGTGCGTTGAGTGATGTAGATACTTTCACAATCTTTACCGAAGGTGGTGACTTGAAGATGGCAATTGGTTATTCTTCAATTTCTACAAACAGAGTAACATTCACAGCAATTAAAGGATTTGATGGTGAAGTAAAACCAATCTCATTCTCTTCAAAATATTTAAAAGAAATTCTTACAGCAAATAAAGAAGCAACTAACGCTAAATTAAAAGTATCGGTTGATGGATTATCACACGTTGAATTCCAAATTGATGATTTTGTATGTAAGTATTATTTAGTAGAAATTTCAAATTAATAAAAATGGCAAAAAAACAATTAGAATTATTTCCACAAGAGGAATTACAACAACAAGAAGCTGGTAGTATAAATGTACCAGAAGCACAATCAATTGAAGATTCGGAATGGTGTTTTCAATTTTTTAACAATGAACCAGTTGTATTTGGTTGGCAGAGTGAAAACACACCACCATCACCATTAGTTTTACAATTACAACCTGTAGAAGGTGATGTATTAACATTTAGACAAAATGGAATGGAATTTAAAATCTTCGCAAGAACAATTACAGAAGAAACTAAAAAATTAAGAAAAGAACAAGATGCAAGTCAAAATCAAGAAACTGAATCCTAATGCAGTAATTCCAACATACGCCAAACCTGGTGATGGTGGGATGGATTTAGTAGCAACCTCAATTATATCAAATACAACTTTTGATATTACATATGGAATGGGTATTGCATTGGAAATACCCGATGGATTTGTAGGATTAATATTTCCTCGTTCATCGGTTAGAAAATATGATTTAGTGTTATCAAATTGTGTTGGTGTATGTGATAGTGGATATAGAGGTGAACTTCAAGCTACATTTAAGAAAACAAATGGTTTGGATTCTTTATCTTACAAAGTAGGTGATAGAATTGCACAAATTATGATTATACCTTACCCACCAATTCAATTTGAAGAAGTAGATGAATTAAATAACACCGAAAGAGGCGAAGGCGGATTCGGTTCAACTGGAAAATAATATGAGTTTTTTCGCAAATGATATAAACAAAAGAGAACATAGTTTGTGGGTGGAGAAATACCGCCCACAAACTCTTGCCGACTATGTTGGTAATGAAACCATCAAAGAAACTATTCAGCAATATTTAGATGCAAATGATATACCACATTTGTTGTTATACGGAAAAGCGGGTACTGGTAAGACCACACTTGCTAAACTAATCGTAAACACAATCAAATGTGACTTTATGATTATCAACGCATCAGATGAAAACAATGTGGACACCGTAAGAACGAAAGTTAAGAATTTCGCATCATCCGTTGGATTTGCAGGTTTCAAAGTAATCATATTAGATGAGTTTGATTATATGACACCGGGAGCACAGGCGATTTTGAGAAACTTAATGGAAACATTCAGTAAACATTGTCGTTTTATCTTAACTTGTAATTACATTGAGAAAATCATTGACCCTATTCAAAGTAGATGTCAATCTTTTGCAATCACACCTCCTACTAAAAAGGATGTAGCAGTTCAGGTAGCAAAGATATTAGATGCTGAAAAGATTAAGTATGAACCAAAGAATATGGCTGATGTGATTAATTCATATTATCCAGATATTAGAAGAATACTTAATACTTGTCAATTGCAATCTGCAAAAGGTGAATTAAAAGTAGACCACAAAGTAATGGTTGAAGCAAACTTTGCAACTAAACTTATTGACTTATTGAAATCTAATGATGATAAGAGAAATATGTTTATGAAAATTAGACAGGCGGTGGCAGATAACAAGCTAAATGACTATTCGGAAATGTATACAATGTTATACGATAAAGTTGATGAATATGCAAGTGGAAATACAGCAAATGTGATTTTAAGTATTGCAGATGGATTATCAAAAGATGCATTGGTAGTAGATAAAGAGATAGTGTTTATGAGCACAATTATTCAAATTTTAAATATTATAAAATAATGATGGAACAACAAATGGGTGGACCTGGATTACCACCAAATTTTAATTTAACGGATGCAAGAGAAATGCTTTGTGAGTGCGGAAATGATACTTTTATGCCAGGAGTTAGATTTAGAAAAGTATCACGCCTAATTACCGGCGGTGCAAAAGATAGTGTACTTCCAATTGAAATGTACTTATGTACACAATGTGGAAAACCTCTACAAGAACTACTACCCGATGAATTGAAGGATAAAAAAATTATAGAATAATGGCAGTTAAAAAGTTATTTGACCATTTAAATGCAATAACTTCTGAACAAGACCCAAAGTATTTTGATAAACTTTCAGAAGAAGATTTGAAATCATGGAGTAACTTTATGATTAATAGATTCCTTTCTATGAAACCAGAGTGGGTTGAGTTGATTGCAACTTTATTACCATTGACACAAACTCTACAACCAAAAGAAATGTATAAGTTGTATATAAGTGTAATACCGAAAGGTAAATACTTTTTAAAATATATAAAAGGTAAATCGGAAGATAAATACGAAGAGTTTCTTATTGATTTGATTAAAAAAGATTTTCAATGTTCAGAAAAGGAAGCAATAGAATATATTGAAGTTCTTTATTCCACACGAGAAGGTAGAGAAAATAT